ATTTATATAAAATAAATAAAAAAGTAAATAAACATTTAAAAACATGTCACAAAAGACAAAATGAGAGTAGTGGCCTTTGACATGGGCATCAAGAATTTCGCCTTTGCCCAGGTGGACATTGATTTGGGGGAGGAGTGGGGAAATGTGCGGTGTGTGGATGTGCATGATTTCAGTGGCGACGGTCGCAACATCCATCGGATGCTGATCGTCCACCTGGATCGCTACGAGCATCTGTGGCGGACAACTGATGTAGTGCTGATCGAGCAGCAATTGAATCGTCACAACATCCAGGCGGCACGTCTCGCCTGCCACGTCGCGGCCTATTTCTTTCATCGTTTTCCTCTTCTCCCAGTCCACGATTATCCCAATACTTACAAGACCAGGTTTCTGAAAGCGCCCCGCACGCTGGATCATCCGGGACGCAAGAGGTTCGCCGTGGATGCTGTCCTGAATCACTATCAGGAGACCGATCCGGTCCTGCACGACTGGCTGTCCTCTGGATTCAAGAAGCTGGACGATGTGGCGGACTGCATCCTCATGGCCAACACCTTTCCCCGCTCGCCCTTTTTTTCGCCATGAAAAAATTTTATTATATAAGAATAATAATAAAATGGCTACTCTAACAAAGGCTACTCTAACAAAAGATCAGGAAGATGTTTATCATCAATTATTTGGACAATTATCGGAAGCTGCTTTTTTGGCAGCAATAAATGATCCATCCACAACGGAATTACCGAAAACACCTAAACAAAAAATCCAAGCACTTCCACAAGATCTTAAAATACAATTTAAAACAAATTTGCCTGCAATACCGCTACAGACGATACTTTTACAAACCAAAACATTAGATGATGATATTTGCTCTCTTCGTGAAAAATTGACTGAATTCTATCGAATAGAAATTACGGTTTTTTTCAATTCATGCATCACAATAGAACAATTTCAAGCTACGATTACATGTTTTTATGAACAAGTGAATAAAATTCGAGACCAAAGTCGTCCGACTTCAAAGGTGATACCTACGACATTTAACAAATTGTTTCATAAGCATACCAAAATAGATCCTATGACCCTTCCTTTGATTGCAGCTATAAATACTAAAATACAGAATCGTTTACAATTACAAAAAAATCAATCAATTCAACAAATGCAAAAAATGCAAAAAATGATCGAATTTTTGATAAGACAAGAGGAGGTAACAGGTATGATCCATAGCTTATACGAAACACAAAAATTATCCTCTCGCAATTTTACCTCTGTTCATCCCGAGTATAGTGACCGAAACCTCTTATTCCGAGATTTATATCAATGTATTAGGAAATAAAAATAAATTAAATTAAAAAAAATAGTATTATTAAAAAAAAATGCAAACACCATTATTACCATCATCATCTACACAACCAAAAGCACCAATAGATAAGAAGAAAACCCTTTTCATAGTTTTCGCTGTTTTATTGTTACTTGGTATCCTATTGCTTATTTTATGGGGCGCTGGAGTAATAGGTTCTTCTAAATCGTCTTCTTCCGCGTCACCAACAACTCAAGACGTCGTCAATGTAGAATCTGCAAACAATCCATCGACAACTCTCAGTCCATCCACCACTCTCGCGGCCGTTGCTATTCCAGCCTCCATCTCGGGCCTCGTGATCTGGTTAGATGCAGTGAATGGTGTGATCAGCTCCAGTTCGGGTAGCCTCACCTGGTCGGATAGTTCGGGAAATGGCTATAATGCTACCTCTCTTACTACAAGCGGCACATTACCATCATTGAATCAAAGTGGGATCAATAATCTACCCTGTGTTCAATTCTATGGAGGCGCTTCGGCAAGCACCACTAATCCACCCTCTGCTATGATGGCGCCCGTTCCCACCGGTGCTTTTTCAGGCGGTGTCACTCTCTTTGTCGTGTTCCAGGTTTCGAACGGTTCGTCCGGGTCTACTACTGTGGTTTCAAGAACAGTATCCAATCTTCCTGCGCCATGGGATATGTATAATACCAACGGCCTGATTGGTGATAGTAATGTTACTGGTGCTTTTTTAGTTGGGCAGATATCAACAAGTCTTGCCAATATTAGCTCTCCATCGATCTTGGTCATGACCATTACTACAACTACTCCCACGACACCCCTCATGTCCATGTGGATCAATGGCACCTCTGTGCTAACATTGACGAATAGCGACACGAGTTCCAACAATTTATCATCCTATTATGCCGATCTGGCGACCGAACTCTACCTTGGGACGCGAGGTGATAATACGACTACGTTTGTCGGTCTTATGGGCGAGGTTATTGCTTACAATTCCGTGCTCTCCACCACCAATCTTAATACTGTCCAAAACTATCTAGCCTCCAAATGGGGGATTTCCGCGACTACAATTTACTGAATTCGTTCGGACAAAATTTCTTGATAAAGGTTTGGCGATGGAGAGGTGTCGAGCCGTATTCGCGGAGGGCGGCCAGATGAGCCGCAGTGCCGTAGCCCATGTTGGTCTCCAGGCAGTATCGGGTCAAAGAGCTATTCGATCGGCACAACTCCTGAATATAGGCGTCGCGGTGCGTCTTGGCCAGGATGGAGGCGGCGGCAATCTCCGGGTAGGCGGATTCTCCTCGCACCACCAGTTTGTGGGGGATATTGGGATAATCGCGGAAGAATGTCCCGTCCACCTTCAGCTCGATCTTCATCTCGGTAAGGATCGGAAATCGTGCCATCAAATCGTCGATAGCACGGTGCATCGCCAACGTATTCGCAGGCACTATACCCAGTCTATCCACCTCTTCTTCGGACGCCCATCCTATCCCCCACATGGCCTTGTCCTCAATATATATCCGGCTCCTTTGTCTCGCCTTGGCGGTCATCTTTTTCGAGTCCCATATGACAATCTTTTTTTTTCTCCATGTTTCTGACACCTCGGATCCAAAGCACACCGCACCGGCATACACCCGTCCCAACAAACTTCCTCGTCCCGCCTCATCCACACCAATGATCCATGCCTTTTCATGATTCTCCATTTATATTTCTTCTTTTTACCTCTAAATCTTTTATATCCTTTTTATCATCACAATTACAGCCACTACAAAATACAAGATCCCGAAACCGAAACAGCACCAGTCATACACTTTCATGTATTTTGACATCCCCTGGAGGAGGGTGGGCTCCTTGATCAGAAATGTTATCATCACGATGCATCGGACCAAGGAATTGAAAAAAAGACCGATTAATAAAAAGATGGCCGGTATCGTAAACATTATGTGGTCGATCATGTCTGTGTCGTAACCGTTATTATGACGTTTGTAATATTGATCGAGAAGTAGTCCAATCGGAAATCCTAAGACGGCCACCGCAAAAAAAGCGATGGATATGCTGTCTATTCCAATATTGATCTGAACATAGAGTTTTTGTGTCGCCGTCAAGGAATCATCCTTCTTGATCAAGGCGATGGATTCGGCCAAGGAGAACGAGGCAAAAATAAGGAAAGCGGCTGGCCATACATAGAAGAAGAGGCTAGACATCATATCTTCTTTGGTAGTATTGGATGTTGGAAGAAGTGATGATTCGGACATTCTGTAAAATTGACTCTGTTTATTTTTGGATTAGAAAAAAATAAACATGATTGGTCTGATTGGAAAAAAAGGATCGGGCAAGGATACCGTGGCCGATTATCTTGTGCATAAGCATGGATACAAAAAGCACGCCTTTGCGACGCCGCTTAAAAACGTGTGTCGGGAGCTGTTCTTGTTGGACGATGCCCAGATGCACGATGTCGATCAGAAGGAAAAGGTGGATGTCCGATGGGGCATGTCGCCCCGGCAGATGATGCAAACGGTCGGCACGGACATGGTCCGCAGGCATCTGGGGGTGGATTTTTGGCTACGCCATATGGACATGACCACTGCCAATGAGAGCAGGATCGTCCTCTCGGACGTCCGTTTTCCCAACGAGGCCGAGTGGGTTCGCAGTCAAGGTGGTAAACTCATCCGCATCGTGCGGGCAGGAGAGGAGCAAGACGTGGTGGACAAGCATGCCTCGGAGCAGGAACAGGATAAGATTGTGGTCGATGAAGAGATTGTGAATGACCACGGACTGGGAATCGAAGCTTTTTACGATTCTCTTGGATTGAGATTTGCTGGCACATTACCACGCAGTGCATAAGGAGACTGTGGAACGGGGACCGGGAATTGGTAGGAGGCGGCCATGCTGAGATTGCTGTTATTCCAGACGACCGCTGAATTGTTGGTGTCGAGTGTGGGGGACATGAGGGCCTCTCCTCCGAAATAAGAAGAAAAGCACGGATACTTCATATTCTCATACTGGGAGGGTGTATTCTGAAGGTTGGCCGCACCGTAAGCTCCAGTCAGAAGAAAGTAGGACATTTTGCTTGCACTCAATATATTATTTTTGCAAAAAATAATAATGACTTTACAAGATACAATATACATACCAAAAAAATACAAATGAGGGTTGCATTTATCACAGGGATCACAGGCCAGGACGGTTCTTACCTTGCGGAATTTCTGTTGGAAAAGGACTACGAGATATGGGGATTGATTCGTCGAGCATCGACCATCAATACGGAACGCATTGATCCCATTTTTGCGCATCCGAGGCTTATCCTGAGATACGGGGATGTCGTTGATCAGGGCAACCTCAGCAAGATCTTGGGTGAGATCCTGGACAAGCATGGTGAGGATTTGGAGGTGCTCGAGGTGTATAACCTGGGTGCGATGAGTCACGTCAAGGTCTCTTTTGATGAACCGGGATATTCTCTCGATGCGAATGGCGCCGGTGTGCTGAATCTTCTCGAGGCCATTCTTCTGACCAAAAAGAAGGACAAGATCCGCTTTTACCAGGCCTCGACGTCGGAGATGTTCGGGTGTGTCCGTGAGATTCCCCAGAAGGAGACGACCCCCTTCTATCCTCGCTCGCCTTATGGCTGCGCCAAACTCTTTGGTTATTGGATCACCAAGAATTATCGTGAATCGTATGATATGTATGCCTGCAACGGGATCCTTTTTAATCACGAATCCCCCCGGCGTGGCAAGACGTTTGTGACCCGTAAGATCACGGTCGCCCTCGGCAAGATGCTGAAGAATCCAGAGGAAAAACTTTACCTGGGAAATCTTTATGCCAAGCGGGATTGGGGCCACGCGCGCGATTATGTCGAGGGGATGTGGAAGATGATGCAACAGGAAACACCCGACGATTTTGTCCTGGCCACCAATGAGACCCACACGGTCAAGGAATTCGTGGAAAAGGCCTTTGCCCTCCGGGGCTTTGATATTGCGTGGCGCGGAGAGGGGATCGAGGAGGTGGGATACGATCAGAAGACGGGCCGCGAGCTCATCTTTATCTCTGAAAAATACTTTCGGGCGGCCGAGGTGGATCTGTTGATTGGCGATGCGACCAAGGCAAAAACGATCCTTGGATGGGAGCGCAAGACAGACTTTGATAGCCTGATTGCCGAGATGGTAGAGGCGGATGCGTAAAAAAAAAAATAATATATATTATCAAAAGAAAATCTAATCTTTCATGGTGCAACAGCAACAGCAACAGCAACAGCAACAGCAACAGCAACAGCAACAAGAACGCGATATGATTCGTGTCGTGAATGAATCATTGCACATGATTCCTGAAATCCTAAAGCCTGGGTTTAGGCCATTATCGATGAATTACGGCCAATAGCCGCTTCACAACAACAAACATCCAAAGCATAAATTCAATCATCATCCATAAAAATGAAAAAAAAATGGTTCCTTCTTACCATGATAGAAGATAACCACTAATTTTTTTTTATTTTTTCCAGTATGACATTCCAAAAACAGATCTGTGCCGTCCAGGGATGCCTCGAGAAAAAAACGAGTTATAAGAAGTCGGCCTTTTGTGCACCCCATACCTGCAAGGACCTCTTCTGTAAAAAGGCCACTGCGAGGCTTCAGGATTATTGTCCCGGGCATGGAGGATCTAGACGGTCCGTTGCCTCGATGGCACCAACGCTTTCCATGATGCGCCCCACAAGTTCCAGTCATGAGGTCAAGAAAAAAGACAGAGCACCATCACCCGATTACTCCCTCTGCACCATCCGTGGATGCCAGAAGAAGAAGACGCCTTTCAAGCGCTCGGCCTTTTGTGCCAATCACACCTGTGACGATTCATCGTGCAAGAACATCAAGATGAACGATCATCCCCGATTCTGCAATCTCCACAAGTGTGACGGACCTGACTGTTCTCATGGACGCTCCACCATTATATGGCCCGGGACCACCTATTGTCTCTATCACACCTGCAGCAAGTGCCAGATGAAACTCGCGGTCCTCGGTCCTGGTCAATTCAAGTTCTGCACGGATTGTGGTGTCCGATGTGTCATCGCCGGTTGCGATAATCCTTCCACGGACAACAATTCTCGTTATTGTGCCGATCATAAATGCCTCTATCCGCAATGTGATCCATCGATAGAAGGAAGCTATAGGGACATGCCGGAAAGCAGTTTTTGCAAGAAGCATCGATGCAAGCGTTGTAAAGGCCATCGTATTCATAGCGGCGATGCAGAATACTGTGGAAAATGCATCTATCACTGCATGCTATGTGATGCTCCCCGTCCCTCGAATCATACAGGTCGTCTTTATTACTGTGATAAGCACGGCTGCACACAATGTCACAATCAATTCAAGCACCACTATACATTTCATGACAAAAGCATCCTATCGGACAAATGCCACCAACATACCGTTTTTCCCTCCATGCCGGATACGATGGAATGGACCGAGGAGATCCGAAACGCAGCCAAGAAACTCAACGACACCATCGATCAGAAACGCGATGCCGAGGAATACAATCTGACCTGTCTCTACTATTGCTCCGATGGCTACTGCAATTGCGAGCTGATGCCGTATATAGATTGTAGCACTATAGAGAAAAAGGGTGTATCGCGTAGAGGAGAACATGTCTTTCTTTTGTCGGATATCGCTCTTGGTGAAGAGGGAAGTTATGCATGGACGATCCCTCGTTCCGGCACCGCAGAGATGATCCAATTTGAACTTATTTCCAAGTAATGAACGCATAGATAACTGAATTTTTAATGATGAGCTTAAAAAAAGTAGATCATCTGCGTCTCAACATGTGTATTGCATTGCATAAAAAACGGTGATGGGGTAGTCGTCGTCAATGATAATCGTGACTGGCGAATCGTGCTGCATGAGATGCACGAAACCCAATTTGAGCAATATAGTGACGTTAATGTGTGTTGCTATGACTACAATGCGAGTGCAGCCCAAATCTTTCGCGGCCTGAATGAGGAATCGGTTCAGCTCCTGTGCATACCCGCGCCCTCTATAAGGCGCCTCAACCACCAATCTACCCATGAGGGCCACCGGAAAATGCAAATCATTACCAAAAAGCTTGATGATCTCATGATCTGAGCATGTGTGAACCGTTAGTCTGACGGAGGCGACGATTTGG